ACGATGACCGAACTGTCGCTGGTCGCGAGGCTCACATCGTCGCCATTGGTAATGCTGACCTCGTTCATCGCGTTGGCCCCGCATTGTTGGTGAGCGTGCCGGTCCAGACGCGGACCTTGAAGCCGCCCCGATTGAAAATGTTCGATTGGTCGTAATCACCAAGCCCGAGACGCCGCAGCGTTTGCTGCGCGATCCGCACCGTGAACTGACCATTGACCGGATCGGTCAACACAATCTCGCCAGTGTCGCTGGCAAGGCGCAGCACCGCAGCCTCATCCTTAGCGTGACGCCGCAACATCATCTCCAGCATGCCGCCGGTCAGATCGATCGGTGCACCAGCGAGCGTTTGCCAGATGAAGGTGCGATAGAAGTCGGCGTCATTCCCGACGATGATATTGACGATGGCCATGATCGCGTTCCCTAGTTCGGCCACTTCCAGCCGCGTTGCGCCGCTGACTTTGCCGGTGCCCCAGCGAACGCCGCGTCAATCTGCTCGCGCGTGGTGATGGTGCCTGCGGCGATATCGGTCAGCACCTGCGCCGAGATCGCGAAGCAATCATCTATGTGGATCAGCAACTCCTCGTTCATGGCGATGATCTGCGTGGCGTCGAGCGCATGCACGCTGCCATCCGCCGCCTGCCACATCGTCGTCACGGTCGGCATCGCCTGCGCTGCGGCGTAGGCACCCGTGATCTTGGCCTGCGAGCGATCGTCGGTCTTGATCGGCATGCCCGATGTCAGGGTGATGCCAGCTTGCTCTTTCTGCCATCGCTTGGAGATGCAATAGGTCTCCAGCATGCCGGGCGGATATTGCTCCGCGAGAACCACTTGCAGATCGCCCTTCGTCGCGATGGGTGTCGGCACGCCGTGCGCTACAAGCCACGCGACATAGTCGGCGTCATCCACCGGCACCGCCGTGGCGCGCGCGCTCGACCAGACGCTGGTCTGATCTTCGCCGATGATCCAGTACCAATTCTGCGGCATATACATTGATGTTCTCCCTCAAAAGGCTTGACCGCCGCTTGCCACCGAGCCAGCAACGCTGCCGGGGATCGCTGCAACTCCTTGGCCATTGGTGTTGATGACCGAATTGCCCTGCGCGTAGTATTTGGCTCCACTGATGTAGCCAGCATTAAAAATCTGTCCCCAAGGACCGGCGATCCTGCCAGCATCGACGGCGACTTCAAAAGCTGACGCAAAGCTCACTGGGCCGGTGAAGGTCAGCGTGGCTGGTTGGTAGGCGTTCAAGACAAACCGGCCACCGTCGCAGGAGATGAACGCATCCGAGCTTCCTCCGGTGCTTAACGGACCATTGATCGACATGATGGCTTCGGAGCATGCAATCGCGGCGTGAAGGGTATTTCCCCACGCCATCGATTGCAGGATGACTTGCGCGCCTTGCGCCGCCCAGATGCCAAACCCCGGATCACTGCCTCTCGCCGCAACGGATGTCAGATAAAAACCGTCGAAGATCATGCTCGCGGTGAAGAAGCCGCTGCAAGTGATGGCCGAGCCTTGAGGCCCGCCGACCTTGCAGTTGACGGGCGAACCGGGATTGCCCTGCCAGTAAATTGACCCCGAACCGTTTGGCGGGTTGCAATTGAGGGTCGCGGCATAGTTGAAATCCGCGACGTGGATGGTGAGTTGATAGCCGTTCAGATTGTACTTCGGGTACTCATTCGCAGCGCGCTGCAAAGTCTTGAACGGTCCCTTGACGCCAGTGACGAACGTCGCCGACGTGCCGTCCCACGCATCATTGCCGGTGTTGCCGTTGACATAGAAGTCGCGCGGAGCCGTGAGCCAAACCGGCATACCGGCGACGGTCGCGCCGCCCTGCGACCACACCATGCGCCACGAAGTGCCATCAAAGAAAAAACAAACGTAAGTGTTGGCGATCAGATCATTGCCGACGAGCGGCGAGCCGTCTGAGCGCACGATGGGCGCGTTGCCGTGCGAATTGAGGTTGAGAACGCTTGGCCCGGTGTTGGCATTGAGAACTTTGAGGATGACGACCAGACCCTCGTAATAGGGTCCGGGGTCCGGCAACAGATTGCAGGCGTAGGCATTCGCCGTGCCGGTGTCGTGCTTGAAATTGAGCTGGCCGCTCTGGATCGCCTTGGCCAATTGCTGCAAATCGCTGTTAGTCGGTACGACAACGGTGCCCGTGGACTTGATGACGTTGACGATCTCGCGCTGCGGAAACTCGATCGATGCCGCAGGCGGGATCGAGCCCATCGTGCCGGTCGAGGGATTGCCGTTGACGTAGGCGGCATCTGGATCGCTGACGCCGTAAGGCTGATTGTAAAGCATGGATCGTCCTTCCCCTCTCTAGGGCGTCCCTTCCATCGGATCACCGGGATGCAAATTCGTGTAGTCGAAGATGATTTGCGTGTGCGCTGGCTTCCAGCGATTGAGCAGGCACTCAAGATCGTCGGCGATGCCGATGCGCAGATGCGGATCGACGCCGGTCTGACCTGATGTCACGCGAAACCACGTCAGGCTCGCCACGTGGACATGCACCGTCCAGTAGTAGCGGTTCTCCAGCGGACCAAGCCCGTAGTTCGGCCATTCGCTCAGCTCGCCGTCCGAGACGTTGTGATCGCCGGGCGGCGCGAGGATCGGCTGGCCCCATTGATTGCGCATCGGCGGCGTCGGTGATCCAGCCGCGCCGTACTGTCGGCAATCACCGCAGCCGTCCATGGCGACGAAGAACGGGCGATATTCGGTGATGGTGATCGTGTAGCCGATCATCGCTGCGACGCTGATGAAGAATTCGCGCGACTGCGCGCCCCACAGCGTCATGCGCATCACCAGCGCACGCTGCCGATCGGCGATCGATTGCGGCGACTGGTAGCAGGGATCGGGCAGGCCCCAGTTGCGCTCCCAGTCCGGCAGCAATTCGATCGTCGTGCGAGGATCGCTTTCCATCTCCAGCAGTTTGCTGGCGCGGATTTCAAAGTCGCCCCAGATGCGCGTCAGCCCGCGCACGACACGCATCAGCACGCCGTCCCAATCGCGTGGCCACGCCTGCCCGAGAGGCAGCAGCGCCTGCATGGCGTCTGCGTAGTCCTCGCCGGTTCGCGTGACGTGCTTGTCGTCGCTAGGCATAAAGAACGGTCCCCAGAACTGGCATGTAGGCTGGCGCTGGCATCTCGGTCGTTTCGAAATCCAACTCGTGCGTCTCCTCGCCAACGGCTTGGCTGATCGCTTCATCGACCCATGACCGGAACATCGTCTGACCGGGCTTCGAGCGCGCGAATTCCATGTCGGCGATCGACTGCTCGATGCGCGCGCGCACGGTCGGGTCATCGTTGGTCAGATTGCGGATGGTGATGTCGTAGAAGAACAGGATCGGTGCCATGACGAAGCAATCGATCACCGTCACCGGGCGCTTGCTGTTGACGTAGTCGAAGACCGTCTGAATGTCGGCGGGCTGCGGCAGACCATGATTGTCGGGATAGGTGTCGTCCATCAGGAAGCGCACGGTCATGGTGCCGGGTCCGATCTCGCAGGCCGACCACGCGCGCGTGACGCCGGGCACCGCCATGGCCCACGCGACATAGTCCGCGAGGTCGCCGCCCATCGGCGGGTTCTGGATGCGGAACAGGATGCGTTCGCGCAATTGATCGTCGGTCTCGGTGTCGATGCCGCCATACATATCGCCAAGCAGAATGGCGAGGTCCACGCCGGGGATCGCCGGGTTCAACGACATCGCATCGCCATCGGGCAGATTGCCGATGCTGCCAGCGGTCAGCGCGACAGCCGTCGATGTTCCAGTGCCGCCGCTTCCGATCACGGCTTCGGTGACCGTCTGATACAGCACGCCGTTGCCGCCGGTCATCGTTGAGCCGACCGGCACGATCGCGCCGACATTGCTGCTCTGATTGATGAATTCGACGGTGCCCTGTGCGTAGGTCGCGGCCTTGCGCCCCGTCGATCCATCGGCGTTCACCAGCCAGATGTTGCCGTGACGATCCAGCCATTCCTTCTCGGCGGTGTCCGGCATCAATTGCTTGGCGAGCCAGTCGAGATACAACAAGGCGAGATGCGTCAGCCCGGCCATCGCATCGCTCATGATGCGCAGCACCGAATTCGGGATCATCGCCTTCGCGCCAAGCTGCGACAGCACGTAGTCGCGCGTCAGGCGGCGGGTGTCCTTGAGTGTCGGCGTCGTCCAAGGCATTACCGACCCTCCCTCAGATCGTCCCACAACTCGCTGTAGCGAAGCGCGACGGGCTGCGACGGGCCGCGATAGATCGTCACGCCAACATCGATGCGTTGCGTGTCGATCTGCTCTGACATCACGTCGATCCGCGATGCGATCAGCCGTTGTGTGAACGGCTTCATGGCATCCCGCGTCCAGCCTTCCGCCTTCGCCTGCGTTGATCCTTGCTGCGCGAGCGGGCCGGTGATCTTCTCGCGCGACAGCAGCCACAGCAGACAGCCGACCGGCCAGCCGCCCCACAATTCGTCGGCATCCATGTCGCCCCACCAGCCGCGCCGATCGGTCGCGTCAGGATCGGGAAGCTCCTCGCTGACCGGCGCGAGCGCATCGCTGCCAAGCGCGACGATGACCGCCGATTGCAGATCGTATCCGTCTGCGATCAGGTTCTGATCGGTCATCAGCCAATCGAGCGTCACCGCATAGGCGGGGAAGTCGAGTTGCTGGAGATAGCGAATGTCGCTGCTCATCAGACCCTCGCTTCCAGTTCGGCGACCCGACGCTCCAGCAAGGCAATACGGTCCAGCAGCGGCTGGTTGTCCTGCGAGGTCGGAGGGCCAGGTTTCGGCGCGTTGATCAGCACGGCATCGCTGCCGCCGGGATCAGAGGTCATGCCGACGCCGCCGTTGACGCCGTAGACCGGATGCTGTGCGCTGTCGGTGCCCAGCTTCACCTTGCCGATGAAGGCCCACGTCTTGGCGGCCTTGTCGTAGTAGCCGACCACATCATCGCCGGACCTGAATTCGAGC